TCAGCAACTTACTTCCCGAATGTTATAATTCAAGATGATGAGACAGGTCAGAACGTCGAGGTACCCGCTTCAGTGGCAGCACTAGCAGCTCTAGGATTTAATGATAGAGTTAGCTATCCCTGGTATGCACCCGCCGGATTCAATAGAGGCTCCTTGGATTTCGTAAGAAACGTAGATGTTAGATTGACCGCAGGCGACAGAGATTCACTTTACGATGCAAGAATTAATCCTATTGCAACTTTCCCACAGCAGGGATATGTAATATTCGGACAGAAAACATTGCAACAAGCAAAATCTGCACTTGATAGAGTCAACGTAAGAAGGCTTCTTTTAGAAGTTAAGCGTGTGGTCTCACAAGTCGCAAATGGCTTTGTATTTGAGCAGAATACACCAGCACTAAGATCTAAGTTCGTTGCAGATGTTTCACCACTTCTGGCAATCATTCAAGCACAGAGCGGAATTGAAAAGTTCAAAGTTGTAATGGATGACACAAACAATTCCCAAGAAGACATTGAGGCAAACAAACTAAATGGTCGAATCGTAATTGTTCCGACAAGAACCATTGAGTTTATCGCACTCGACTTCATTGTAACAAATGCAGGTGTATCTTTTGAATAATACGATAATTAAACATGAACATGGAGATGTGAAGAATGGCTGAAAGAACATTCAAAAGCCCAGGCGTATCTACTTTAGAAATAGATAGGTCTTCACCATCAGCTTCTGGGCCACAAGGTGTCCCAGCAGGAATTGTAGGAACCTCACAAATGGGTCCTGCTTTTGTTCCTGTGACGGTCAAAGATCTGGCTACATTTGAAAACAAATTCGGACTAATTAGTGGAAATGAATTTGGCCCAATTGCTGCACAGGAATGGCTAAAAAATGCTAGAGCTTTAACGTATACCAGAGTTTTAGGCTCAGGAAATGGTCAAAAGAGGTCAACATCTAATGGTAAAGTAACTAGCGCAGGATTTGTTGCTGGTGGGCGTTTACCTCTTGATACAGGCCTGTTGGGCGATAATTCTCACGCAAATACTGGCGGCGCAGGCCTCGGTCGATCATACTTGCTAGGCTGCTTCATGTCAGCCTCTGCAGGATCAACTATATTCTCTGACGCAGGTATCACTCCTCCGGCAATCGTGGGTGGCGGATATGGCTCCCACGCAATGCTTCGTGGTGTCCTTTTAGCACCCTCAGGCGTTGCACTATCACTTTCTTCATCAAACAGACTGTCTGATAATACACCTTCCGCAACTGATACCTCATCAGCTGCAGTAGGTTCTACAACAGGATCAGTTAACTTTGCAAATGGCTCTCCACTATTTTCAATGCTCATGGTAGGTCATAAGGGATCTAGTAACGCAAATGTACTTACAGCATCATTCAATCCTACAGATGCAAATTACTTCGGAAACGTATTCAATAAAGATCCAGAGCTAATTGAAGAGCACGGCCACTTACTCTATACACACTATGATATCAATCCCGAGTATGCTGTTGTAACAGGTTCCGGTGTAACTACTGCAGGACCAAGCTTAGTAAATGGAGAAGCTTCACTTTATGTTGGATCTAGTGATGTTGCATTCCTTCTAACCGGATCACAAGCCCGCGACGCCGGCACAACAACTGCACCAAATTTTGAGAACTTTGAAGATAGATTCAAAGCTGCTAAGTCACCATTCGTTATTTCACAAAAGTTTGGTGGATCTGCTAAGAACTTATTTAGAGTTCACATGCTATCTGACGGTGTTGTAAAAGGTAAGGTAGCAGATTCTGCAGGATCAAATACAAAATTCAAGATCTCAATTGAGAATGTTGGAAAATCAGCTGATCCGCTCAACAAGTACGGAACATTTGATCTAATAGTTCGTGATTTTTATGACAATGATGAGAGTCCATATGTTTATGAGTCACATAGAGGACTAAGCTTAGATCCAACGTCAGTCAATTACATTGCCAGGAGAATCGGCGACCAGAATTTGCATTTTGACTTTGACAAAGCACTGGGCTCACAAAAGCTAGTTATTGAAGGCAAATATGCAAATCTATCATCACGTATTAGAGTTGAAATGACAACTGATGTAGACGACGCTGTTGTTGATAGCGAAACACTGCCCCTCGGATTCCGAGGCCTTGATCACTTAGTTACTTCCGGATCAAATGCAATCGGAACAATCACAGATGCATCGCCACAAGTTAATCCAAATATTGCACTCAAATGGGTTTCACAGCCTCCAGTCCCGATGAGAGAAAATCTCGCGGTCGGAGTCTCACCCAAGAAGATCCCTAATAAGGCACTTTACTGGGGTGTCCAGTTTGAAAAGAAGCAACTGTTGGCTCAACCCAATAAGAGCAATTCTCCGGAACCAACTGTTTTAAATCTAACTAAGTACTTCCCAGATTTTGCGGTATCAATAATGAATGTTATTACCGGATCAAATGCGGGCCAATCAGATGAAAATGGTTATGTTTTAGATTGTGATCGATTCAATAACAATGTCTTCACAATGGAAAATGTTCAAGTCGGCACAGGTTCAAACGGAGCTGCAATTGTTGATGATACAACACTAGCCTTAAGCTGGTCATATGTTCGAGGCGGAAATATTGCTGCCAATGAAGCAGCCAAGACGCGAGCATTCCAAGTTTCAGATACGTCAGTTCCCGCAGTTAAGCGATTGGTTAAATTCACAATGCCGCTGCAGGGAGGCTTTGATGGTGTTAATATATTTGACAAAAACATGTCTGGTCTAACTAATCTTGCTGTTAAGGGTGAGATGGATGATTCAAATCGAGGACTCACCGCCGGCCCAACAATTTCAGCATACAAAAAAGCCCTAGATATACTGGGCGAAAAAGCTGATGTAGATATCCAGCTCTTGGCAGTCCCAGGAATTAGACATTCTGCAGTGACAGATACTGCTATTTCAACAGTTGAAAATAGATTTGATGCACTGTACGTCATGGACATTGAGGAACGTGACTCAGTTAATACTGTTGTAACAAGTTCAATCCAGCAGATCGATGTGGGCAATACAGTAACCGCATTTAGTGATCGTGCATTAGACACATCATTTGCAGCTGCATACTTTCCAGATCTAAATCAAGATGTCGCAGTCAAAACATTCAACAGTCAGACTAAGACAACATCTGCAGCAATATCAACAGTACGTGTTCCGCCGTCAGTGGGTGTCCTTGGTGCTCTGGCATTTAATGATTCTGTTGCATTCCCATGGTTCGCACCCGCCGGCTTTGCTCGAGGATCCCTATCAGCTAACTCAACATCTGTTAGCTTGAATGCTGCAAACCTTGATGATCTAAATGATAAGAACGTTAATCCAATCCTTTCATTCCCAGGCTCTGCAGGACCAGTAATCTTCGGGCAGCAAACACTGCAGACAGCAGCATCAGCTCTAGATAGAGTTAACGTTCGACGTCTATTAATCGATGTTAGAAGATCTGTTAAGCAAGTTGCTCAACTTCTAATCTTTGAACCAAACCGTGAATCAACATTACAAAGATTTACTGCACTGGTTACACCGATCTTGCAACGTGTCCAGCAAAATCAAGGACTCGACAGGTTTAAGGTTCTGATTGATTCAAGTACAACAACCCAGGTCGATATTGAGAACAATACAGTACGAGGAAAGATCTTCCTCCAGCCAACAAGAACAGCAGAATTTATCTCACTTGACTTCGTTGTTTCAAACTCCGGTGTTGATGGACTTTAATAATGATGTTTTCGCCGCAAGCGGATATTTATACTTGTGATAAAAGGAGATCGTAATGGCTGAAACACTATCTGTTGCAGAAATGCTACCAAATAAATTCGAACCGAAACGCAAATTTCGATGGGTATTTGCAATTGAAGGAATCGATGCATTCCTTATGAAGACTGCAACACGCCCATCTATCTCAACAGAATCAGTTGCGATTCCATTCATGAATCATACCCGATACATTGCCGGAAAATCAACATTCGGTGATATGTCTGTAACACTCCATGATCCAATCGCTCCTTCTGGCGCGCAACAGGTTATGGAATGGGTACGTACACACTTCGAATCAGTATCAGGTCGAGCTGGATATGCAGACTTCTACAAAAGAGATTGCCAGATCAAGCTTCTAGATCCTATCGGAACAGTAGTTGAATTATGGGACATCAAAGGTGCCTTTATTACGTCAGCTGAGTATGGCGATCTAAGCTATGATACTAGTGATCCAGCAGAGATTAGCTTAACTTTGAGAATAGACAACTGCGTTCTACAGTACTAAGTGCCTAGTTCGACAACACATCATACACCAGAGTTCACCAGATAATCTCTTATTAACTTAAGAAGTAAAAATGTATATCATACAATGTAACTGCCCAGTGCTGTTCTAGCACATTCTTGCAGGACTTTGTCAAGTAATCACCCGCGGTTCGTTTAACATACCTACAAGTCAGATTTACAATATAATATATACAAGGAGTATGCATGT